GCTACAAATGATGAGATGATACCAATAAATGTTTATATTGGAGTTGATATTGCCGCTACTGCTACAAATACCTCTGATTTTCAGGTAATCATGGTTATGGGGATAGATAGAGAGAAAAACCGTTATGTACTGGAATATTTTCGTGAACGTATACCAACATTTGATTTACCGCAGATAATTATAGATATGGCTAATAAATACTCACCAATAAGGAGAGCAACTATAGAAACAGTTGCGGCTCAGGAAATGGTTAGAGATATGGTAACTAGGATTGCTCACAGTGATAAAAGACTTATTCCGGGTATATTCAAGGGCGTTAAGCCTCCGGGTGGTATAAAAAAGGAAGATAGGCTGGAAACTACGCTGGGCCCGATAGTAAACTCAAAGAAGCTGTTTATAAGGCGCAGTATGACTGAATTGGTTGATGAATTCTTTGAACATCCGTTTCCGCGTCATGATGATTTAATGGATGGATTGTATTACGCTGATTATTATGCTAAGGCGCCCTCAAGCTCAAGAATGAAGAAGAGCGAATATAAAAACAGTGATAAAAAGAAGGCGATAGGAGGAAAAGTATATAATTGGATGACCGGACTAAGAATGTCTTGACAGTAAATATTTTAATATTTAACTTTGTGGCGGTATGCCTAACCTAAAAACAGACCCTAGAGCTCAGGAGAGTCAGGAATTATGGCAGCGTTGGAGAGATGCACGTTCATCTTGGGACACTGAAGCGCGTTCAGATATTGATTTCTATTCTGGCAATCATTATACCACTGATGAATCAGATGACCTTTCTGCAGTTAATCAGGCGGCTGTTCCAATGGACAGGATTGGCCCTGCAGTTGAAAAACTTAAAAGTATAATTACAGCTACACCGCCAGCGTTTACAGTCATACCAAGGGAAGATTCAGACGCCAAACTATCTAAGATTTGGCGCGTTATACTAGGATATTGCTGGGAGATGTCCAGCGGCGATATGCACATGAAACAGGCAATACATGATTATGCTGTTACTGGACTTGGTTATTTATATGCATATCTTGACAGCGAATCAGATTTTGGTAGGGGCGATATCAAGTTCACAAGTGTAAACCCGTTTCGCGTATATGTCCCGCCTTCTTCTAGGGACAGGTTTTTTGATGATGCTGATAGTATCATATTGTCTACTATACTCACTGAAGAACAGGTACTTCGCCTCTACCCTGAATTGGGCCCGCAGTTAGACCCTGAAACTGGTGAAATGGATGAGGGATTGATAAAGGATATATCTACCCATTTTGATGAGGATTATCCTTCAGCTCAAAATAAGAGCAGTATTTATACAGTATATCCTGATGCGTCTAGGGACTTGGATTATGGTGAATCAGAGTATTATCAGGTACTGGAAAGATTTTATAAGACTAAAGTTCCTTTTTATCGTATAGTTGATATGCGTACACAGGAAGAGCAGGTATTGAGTGAACCTGAGTTTCAGCAATTCCTATCTGAGAATCCTGATGTGTTTGAAAGCGGCTTGATGGAATATGCAGAAGTATTGCAGACTAGGGTAGGCGTTATAGCTTCTGTTGGAGAAGTAGTATTATACGAATCAATACTTAATATTGAAATATATCCTATTATACCTCTTCCCAACGTATATACTGGAACTCCTTATCCACGCTCTGATGTTTCCAGAGCTAGGCCAATGCAGAGATTGCTTAATAAACTTTGGTCACTGGCCATATCACATGCGCAGGCGTCAGCAGGGTTAAAACTATTAGTTCCTCTTGGCAGTGTAGAGAATATAGGCGACTTAGAACGTGATTGGGCTAATCCTAATGCTGTTATAGAAGTAGACAGTTCGCAGGGTGAACCGCATTATCCATCTCCTACGCCACTGGCGTCTGAGTTTTACAGGCTTATACAAACTGCTGAACATTATATTGATTTTACATTTGGTCTTCCAGAGTTAATGCATGGTTTTGCTGAAAATGCTCCTGAAACTGTACGCGGTACTGAAAAGATGATATCGCTTGGCGCTGAACGGCCTAAATCTAAACTAAGAGATATTGAGTTTGGTATTAGCAGGCTTGGGAGAGTGATGTATGGTCTTGGTAAAAGTCATTACTCATATCAGAAAATGTTCAGGTTGGCACAGCCTAATAATGATTTGTCAGAGGTTACGGTTAATTTATACGATGATGTCAGCGGTACACTAATGGATATAGCAAAAGACAAATATAATGTTAATCAGCATGATGTAACTATAGCTCCCGGGTCTACATTGCCAACTAGCAAATGGGCTGAATATAATGTTTATCTGGAAGCGTTTCAGTTGGGTATTGTAGATAAGGAAGAAGTTTTGAAGAAAAATCCAGAGATATTCGATAAAGAAGGAATTTTACAGAGAACTGGAGAAATACAACAATTACAAGGCATGGTACAGCAATTAGAAGGCCAAGTCAAAAATTTGCAAGGTGACTTGCAGACCGCTCAGAGAGAGTCGGTGGCAGATAGAAAGAGGGTTGAAGTTGAGAAATTTAAATCCAAGCTTTCTAATGTCGAATCAGATGCTAAAGCAACTAACAAAGTGCAGGCTGAGAAGCTTGCCGGAGCAGTGAAGCTCGCGGCTGAGAAATCCAAAAATATAATGGGTTCTACTCTTGAAGCTGGCGAGACATTGTAGAAAGGAATAATAATGGAACAAGCTGAAGCAATACAACCTACCGAAGAACAAGTAATTGATGATGTTCTAGGTAGTAGTGACGGTATGTCTGATACCTTTTTTGAGGATGATGCCACACAGCAGGAAGATGTTCTGGGATTCGATGAAGTTCCAGAAACTAATGCTCAAGAACTGACTTCGCAACAGAATACAGATTGGGAATCGGAAGCACGTAAGTTCCAAGGTCTTTACGATAGAGCTCAGTCTAAAAATGACAAATATGAAAATGTCATGACTTCTTTAGCGGAGAAGCAACTTCAAGAGCAGGGTTATGGTGATGGCGTCAATCAGATGAGTAATTCAGAACCTTCGCTTTCCGAGGATGAGTTTAATCCTTGGGATGCCTACTATAAACCGGATTCAGCTTCATATAAGTACAGAACAGCTCAAGAACAGCGTTCTGTCAGTGAAGCAGTTAATAGTCAACTTGGTCAGATGAATGAGCAAATTATGATTAATAACACGGTTAGTGAATTGCGCGGGAAACATAAACTGAACGATAGTGAAGTTAATGAATTCATGGAATTTGCTACAAGACCTACGGAAAAGCTGTCGCTTGACACTTTAGTCAAGGTATGGCGCTCTTCCAATAGTAATGTAAAAAGACCTGAAGTACGCAATTCGGTAGAGGCTGCGAAAGCAGCCAAACAAGCACCACGCAGTCCGGGCGCTTTACAAGGAGCTCCACCAGCAGTCAAGAGTGAATTTGACGAGCTGTGGGAGGGAGTAAAGAAGGCCGGAGGCATGGGAAGCAGATTACCTTAATAAATAAAGAGAGGAAAATAAAATGGCTACAAGTGCAGCTGGCTATATTCGAGGCCAGATATCAAGCGCTGATATGGCGACAACTGCCGGTAATAGTCATGCTTCGGCTCATGGGGCAACCCCAGACAGCAGGCGAATGTATGACTTTAGCGATAGAGTCGCTGAGTTAGCCCCAGAAGAATCTCCTTTTTTTGTATATCTGAGTAAAATAGCAAAAGTACCTACGAGTGACCCAGTATTTAGGTTCCTAGAAAATCGTAGCAAAATTGATTGGACAAGTCGTACATTATATACTGATAGTGCTTTAAGTTCACTAGCAGCTGGTGTATCAGGTGTTCTTAATTTTGACGATGGTTCTGGAGCCAATGTTGATTGGTTGGTTGCGGGTATGGTTGTTGCTGTAGAAGTTGTTGATGGAAAATCTCACGCGATATTTCGCTTGGATTCAGTTTCTGTTAACGCAACTGAAACTGTATGTGACGTTACTTGTTTAAGTGTTGGTAACTCCTCTGAGAGTGGTTACGATGCTGTAGCAGCTAACGATTTAGTACAGGTTATTGGTACTGCATTCGCTGAAGGTTCGGGTTCGCCAGATGTCTGGTCTAAATCATTAGAAGACGATTTTGGTTATACTCAAATCTTTAAGACAGCAGCAGAAATGACCAATACGTCAATCGCTACTAATTACAGAGGGTATGCAAATGAATGGCAGAGAATCTGGAATCTTAAACTAAGAGAGCATAAGGTTGATATAGAAAGAGCTATGTTATTTGGACAACGCGGAAGACAAAGTGGTGTTCAAAGTACAGAAGGTCTAGCAGGACATATCATCGTAAACCGTCAAGCACAGTCACCGGGGTCTATTTCATATAGTTCTGGTTCTCCGTATTTTGCAGCGGCAGCTTCGACAAGTATGACTTATGATACTTTTTTAGGTGATTTTGAAATACTGTTTGACCCGGCACGTGGGGGAAGTAATAACAAACTTGCTCTAGCTGGTTTACCAGTTATTTCTTATCTAAACAAGGTTGGTAACAATAGCTTTATCGATGTGTCAATTGGAGACCCTGACGATGTTTCTACACGTTATAATTTCCAAGCGTCACAGCGTGAAGGTTCTTTTGGACATAGTATCATGCAGTTAAATACTGTTCATGGAGACTTATCTGTTGTTCGTGAGCCATTGTTTCGTGGAATGTCAGGAGGATTTATGCTTTTGGCAGACATGGGACAATTAGCTTACAGGCCTTTGGTGGGTAACGGAATAAACCGTGATACACACGTAATTACTAACGTACAGCAGGCAGATGAAGACCTTCGGAAAGATATGATTCTTACTGAATGTGGTTTGG